TCGTTTATTTACAAGTGCCACAATTGTGGAAAAACAACATCTAGTGTTAATTTCCTCAAAGAAAATTTTCCTACAGTTCATAGAGAATATCTTAAAGAATATTTGTCTGAACAAGGGCATAAACCTAAAAGAAAAATGCCGTCAAGTGAGAAATTCAAGTTCACCCCACAAACGGATATTCTAAATAAGGGTGCACCTAACCAGAAAGACGACAGTTTGAAAACAATCGCATTTCGTGCTGGCGAAAAATCTGAGTCACGCAAATACTTGCTTGATAGAAAGGTGCCAGAGTATGCAATGAAAGACCTATGGTTCGTGCCCCACGCACAAACATTGGATCTTTTGTCAGATAAGTATACAGATAGAGTTCTAGGTAATGACCCTAGAATTGTATTGCCATTCTACGATGAGAATGGGGAATTGGTTGGGGTGTCTGGTCGTGCAATTAATAATTCACCACTTAGATACTTAACTATGAGATTCCGAGATGATGTTCCACTCATCTTCAATTTGAATAATGTGGACAGAACGAAGACGATTTATGTCACAGAGGGACCCATAGATAGTCTATTCCTACCCAACGGTATCGCAGTGGCGGGTAGTGACTTTAAAAAGATACCAGAAGATATAAAGGACAACGCAATACTCGTTTATGATAATGAACCAAGAAATAAAGAAATTATAAAGAAGATGGAAGAGGTCGTAGACCTTGGCTATCGTGTTTGCATTTGGAATGATAAAAGGATAACAGAGTATAAAGACATTAATGACATGATTATAAGTGGTTTGAGTGAGAGTGAAGTCGTAGACATCATCAATAGTAATACAGTTTATGGTCTCTCAGCTAAAATGGCATTGATGGAGTATAAAAAAACATGAATTCGGAAGTAAAGGTCATTAAGTCTGACGGTTCAAAAGTTTCAATAGATTTAGAAAAAATACATGTAATGATGAATAAGGCCTGTCGTGGTATTACAGGTGTTTCTGAGTCATTAGTAGAGATGAATAGTGGTTTACAATTCTACGATGGTGTAACAACTAAAGATATACAGAAGATTCTAATCAAGTCTGCATCAGACTTAATATCATTAGACAACCCAAATTATCAGTTTGTTGCAGCCAGACTATTATTGTTTGCAGTGCAAAAACAGGTGTTCAACACCAAGTGGACGGATAAAACCAAAGATGACTCATTAGATAAAATCTATCCAACACTAAAGGATATGATTGATAGAAATATAGACAGAGGCCTCTACTCAGAAGACTTAATATCTAAATACTCAGGAGAAGAGTTGCGTAAACTCAATTCTTATCTAAGGCATGGTAGAGATTTAGATTTTACCTACGCAGGTTTACAACAAGTAGTAGACAAGTATCTCATACAAGACAGGTCATCAAACACTATGTTTGAAACACCACAGTTCATGTATATGTTAATTGCAATGACACTATTTCAAAATTACAATGGCCATGGTGAAAAGAATAGATTATGGTATGTCAAGAAATATTATGATGCATCGTCTACATTTAAGATAAACATACCCACGCCTATAATGTCAGGTGTAAGAACACCGATGAAACAATTTGCATCATGTGTTCTAGTAGATAGTGATGATACTCTAAATTCATTATTTTCTAGCGACATGGCCATTGGTAGATATGTCGCCCAAAGAGCAGGCATTGGCATCAACGCAGGAAGAGTCAGAGGGTTAGGTGCAAAGATAAGAGGTGGTGAAGTACAACACACAGGTGTGATACCATTTCTTAAGAAATTTGAGTCAACAGTTAGATGTTGCACTCAGAATGGAGTCAGAGGCGGAAGTGCAACAGTTCATTTCCCTATTTGGCACCAAGAGATTGAAGACATTATTGTCTTAAAGAATAATAAAGGAACAGAAGATAACAGAGTAAGAAAGTTAGACTACTCTATACAGTTATCAGAACTATTCTATAAGAGATTTCTTCAAAATGGAGAAATAACATTATTCTCACCTCATGATGTGCCTGGTTTATATGATGCATTTGGCACGCCAGAGTTTGATGAACTCTATGAGAAGTATGAAAATGCATACTCAGTGCCTAAAAGAAAGGTTAGTGCAAGAGAACTAATAACAGATTTATTGAAAGAACGAGCGGAGACTGGTCGTATCTATATCATGAACATTGACCATTGTAATAGTCATAGTTCATTTACAGACAAGATTAACATGAGTAATCTATGTCAAGAAATAACATTACCAACAGAACCCATTCAACATATCGATGACCGTGGTGGGGAGATTGCCTTATGTATATTAAGTGCAATCAATGTGGGTGTAGTAAAAGACGAAGAACTAGAAGAGATATGTGACCTCGCAGTTAGGGGTCTAGAAGAGTTGATAGACTATCAAGAATATCCAGTTGCTGCCGCTGAAATGTCTACACTCGCAAGACGAAGTTTAGGCATAGGATACATTGGACTTGCACACTATCTGGCAAAGAACCGTGTCAAATATGGTGATGAGAGTGCGTGGAGACTCGTCCACGAGTTGTCTGAGAAGTTCCAATACTATCTACTCAAATCATCTATGACATTAGCGCAGGAAAAGGGAAAATGTGACTATTTTGATAGAACCAAGTATGCACAAGGCATATTACCCATAGACACATACAAGAAAGATGTAGATGATATAGTAAAACCCGTATATAAGATGGATTGGGAACAAATGAGAGCAGATATACTAACACATGGTTTAAGACACTCTACATTGACAGCACAAATGCCAAGTGAGTCATCAAGTGTGACATCTAACGCAACAAATGGTATTGAACCACCTAGAGATTACTTGTCAGTTAAGAAGAGTAAGAAGGGAACACTCAAACAGATAGTTCCTCAATACTCACATCTTAAGAACGCATATACTTTATTATGGGATATGAAAGACAATACAGGTTATATCAATATAGTTGCAGTCATGCAGAAGTTTTTCGACCAAGGGATCAGTGGTAACTGGTCATACAATCCTGAGAATTATCCCGATAATGAGGTTCCAATTTCTGTTATGGCAAGAGACTTGTTGAACACATATAAGTATGGATGGAAGACATCTTATTACCAGAACACAATGGATGGTAAAGTTGAAGATGTTCTCGAAGAGCCACTACCGAGTGACCCTTTCAAGAGTGATAGTGAGGAAGATTGCGATGCCTGTGCCATTTGAAGATAGAACGATAAATTATAGAATAGAACAAAAAGGCCTGAAAGTATCTGGAAGAACTAATCCATTAACATGGGAGTTAATGTTCGATAGATATGTAGTCTTACGAGATTTCCTACCACAAGAGATGATGGACATGGCCATGGATATGTGGCGTGCTGATGAATACACTGGTGCATACACGCATCAAGAAAATAAAGACATAACATATAAGAATCCATTAGAGTCAATTGGTAAGTCTAAGGGTGGTTATTGCACACCATGGGGTATTGCACTTCATGGATATATACATAATAAACTGAAAGATTATATTGATATGGACTTGAGAGAGACATATTCATATACTCGAAAGTATGAAAGAGGTGCATATTTGGGTTCACACACTGATAGACCATCGTGTGAGATTAGTGCAACACTATGCCTAGAATATCAGACAGATGATAACACACCATGGAAAATATGGGTGAGAAATGATAAGAACTACGCAGGTGTAGAGGCAGAAATAGTTAAGAATGAATCACAAGATATACCACAGAGATTAAGAAAAGATAATAATTGCACATCGGTTTCATTAGAACCAGGTGATATACTAATATATCAAGGGCCCAACATACCACATTGGAGAGATTACTTACTAGGTGAAGAATCATATCACTTGTTTGTTCATTTCTTTAGTGGTGACTCCAAAATGGAAGATATTGACGGATTCCATTCTGGTAATAATCATGACATACAGACTGGCCACGCATCTATGGCATTAGAGTTAGATGGTAGAACAAATCGCTGGGAAAGTGGTAGCGATGATGATAAAGAAGAAACAGAAAAGAAGAAACTGTTTAAAAGGTTTAATGAGATGTATTATAAGAGTAATTATGGTGAATTTGTTAATAATTATGACATGTTTGAATTGGTTGAGAAAAGAAGATGACCGTATTTAATAGAAACAAAGTAGACTTCACAAAGAACAAACTATTCTTTGGTGAAGCGTTGAACACACAACGATTTGATGAGTTCAAATATCCCATATTTGATAAACTCACGCAGAAACAATTAGGATTCTTCTGGCGGCCAGAAGAAGTATCATTACAGAAAGACAGAAACGATTTCGCATTATTGAATGATGCACAAAAACACATATTTACCTCAAACCTGAGGTATCAAACTTTGCTTGACTCAGTTCAAGGTAGGGCGCCAGCCATAGCATTCTTACCGTTTGTCACCTTGCCTGAACTTGAGTCTTGCATCATTACATGGGACTTTATGGAGAGTATTCATTCAAGAAGTTATACTCATATCATAAAGAACATATATGCAGACCCTAGTGATATATTTGACACCATATTAGAAGAAGAGGCAATTGTTAAAAGAGCAGAAATGGTGACTGATAAGTATGACTACTTCATTACATTAGGAAGAAGGAAGTTATTAGGACTCAAGTATGATGAAGAAGAGTTATATAAGGCATTATATCTTGCACTGATATCAGTGAACATACTAGAGGGCCTACGATTCTTTGTATCATTCGCCTGTAGTTTTGCATTTGGTGAGTTGAAACTTATGGAAGGTAGTGCCAAGATTATATCATTCATCGCCAGAGACGAATCACAACACCTTGCAATCACACAACACATACTGAAATGTTATAAGAATCAAGAGAAAGACAAGTTGATGCTGAAGGTCATGAAAGACTGCGAGAAAGAAGTATATCAAATGTATGAAGATGCAGTTAATCAAGAAAAAGAATGGGCAGAGTTTCTATTCAAAGATGGCAGTATGATTGGGTTGTCAATGTTGGTGTTAGACAAGTATGTAGAATTCATTGCAAACAAGAGATTAAGAATGATTGGGCTGAAGCCAATATATGATATCTCTAGTGCAAACAACCCCTTACCGTGGACTCGACATTGGTTAAACAGTAGAGGTTTACAAAACGCACCACAAGAAACAGAGATAGAGTCTTATGTGATTGGTGGTATTAAACAAGATGTCAATGATGACACATTTGAAGGATTTAAGTTATGATGAAAAAATGGTATGAATTATGGTGGGGAAGTAGAGAAGAAGAGGATATAGAGAGGCGAGTTCAAGAAGTAGAACAGAAACTACATGGTATGGGTGACATAACAGATGAACCATCATATCAAAAAGATGCCGATCCAGGCGAATTAACAATTGATAACGCATATAAGACTAGATGGGTATGGTATCACACCATATTAGGTATTCTTATGTTCTTTATAAATATCCTGTTGATTGCAATACTTACACTATTGGCAATTAAACTATAACTATATAAATATATAATGAAAAGAGTAAGACGGCTAATAAGCGCCATAGATTCTGTCAAGAAGAGTTCATCCATTGGTCAAGGTGGAAGAGGTAGAAGAACTAAAATATCAATGTCAACGATGAACAAGTCCAAAAAGCGTTCCTATAAAAAATATAGAGGTCAAGGACGATAATGGTAGAAATAAAGAAATTGAGACTAGGACTACATGATAAGAATTTTAACGGATTATTTGCATCTAAAGATATTGATGCGGGTAAAATTATACTTGTTTTAAGTGGAAACTATTTTGATGAACCGACTCGAACATCTATACAGATAGGGTCAGAGAAACATTTAGAACACTATGAAGGTGGTTATATGAATCACCATTGTGACCCAAGTGCAGAGGTTGTAGTGAACTCACGACCACATGCAGGCCAAGGAAGTATTGAACCGTTAGTTTTGGCCAAACGAAATATAAAGACAGGTGAAGAAATAACATTTGACTACGAAAGTACAGAGGAAGTAATGGCCGAACCATTTGATTGTAATTGTCATGGCCGACTAATTGAAGGGTGGAATGTTTTTAAAAGAGTTTAACTAAGGATTAAATATGCTCAAGCCAATTGTAGAAATATACGGAAAACCAATGTGTCCATTTTGTGATAGAGCGAAGGCCCTATGTGTTTCAGAAGAATACTCATTTACATACAAACAACTAGACATCGATTTTACACGAGAAGAATTGCTTGAACAGTTTCCTTCTGCACGGACATTTCCACAGATAAGAATCGATGGCGAAGCAATCGGTGGTTATGACCAATTAGTCAAATGGCATAATACCGACTGGAACGAGGGATAATATGGATTATTATTTCATCATCAACATTGTATGTATAATCCTAATTTCATATTATGTAGGTAGGTGGGATGGCAAGAGAAGAGTTTTGAAACTGTTTAAATTTACAAAAGAAGAGAAATGAAGATACATCTATTTTTACCGCCAGTTCACATGCATGACGCCGTGTGCATGAGATACAAACATATAATGAATACTGTTGACCACAAAGAACATGAAAAGAGAGTATATATACGAGGTCTAGACGAATTTGAAGTCTTGAGAGAATTACCATATGCAACGATTGATGGTAAACCAAAATCATTCGATAATTTCTGGAAAGAAGTAATCGGCGAGAAAGAACTCGATACAGGAGAAGAGAACGATGGCGATTAAACATCACATATTTTGTGAGGAGTGCAACCAAGACATGACACTAACAATCTCAGATGAACAACTGAGAGATGAAGTAGACTTTGAAGGTGACCACTTAAGGCCGATGCATTGTCCATTTTGTAGTAGTGAACACTTAGAAACATATAATGAAGAACTAGAAAATGGAGATTTACTGTAAAAACAATCTGTTATTAGATAGAGCAGTCGATTATTCGAAGACACTTGGAATAGCCAATAAGAAAGCCAGAATAATTATTAAGAGATTACCACCATCCTTTTCACACCAAGGATTGATTGAACACCCTAGTGCATTAGAGAAGAACACACATATATCGATATGGGTGAAACTTAACGAAGAAAGATATATCACATTAGCCCACGAAATGATACATGCTAGGCAGGTTTTGAACGGCCAGGAAATAGATGAAAAAGAAGCCTATTTATTAGAGGAAACCCTTGACAATAGACCATGAAATGTAGTACCATGGTACCATGAGAAAAGGAAAAGTAAGCAGAATATTTATTGATATGGACGGCGTCCTTGCTGACTTCTTGAGAGGAGTTGAAGATCCAATGTATTTGGGTGAACCCCTAACTAGTGGTGCAGCTGGCCATACCACATACGATGAGAGAAAGAAAGAATTTACAGACAAAAGACTATTCGCTAATTTACCACCAATGGTAGACATGTATGATTTACTTGCATATGTTAGACATTGTGAAACACCGTGGGAGATATTAACTGCCGCTGGTAGTGTCAACAGAGAGTTGGTAGTTTATGACAAAACCGAATGGATTAAGAGATATGTAGACCCTAATGTTGTAGTGACATGCACATTCAGTGGCACACAAAAGGCAGCCTACGCCTATGAGGGTTCTGTATTGATAGATGATAGACTAAAAAACATCACGGCATGGGAAGATGCCGGTGGTATTGGTATCCTTCACACTTCTGCAAAGAACACTATCAATGCATTAAAAGAACATAGAAATAATATCACCAGTCTACAAGACTACTAAATAGCTAATATGAGAACAAGATTAAGGCGAGTGGTTAAATTTATCTACAGATTCATTAAGAAATGGGTCTTTAGACCAGCAGTATGGTTATATAAGACTCTAAAATATTACATATTTAGACGATATCGAATAACAGTCTCTTTCAATAATGAATATGGTGATGCTGACGATAGGACTTATATCGCAAAGAAGATAATAATCCAGAAAGAGAAACATCTCAAGTTTAGAGATGAAGACGGCAAAATGGTTGAACATCGAGGTGCCGGCGGTTTAAATTTTATTGTAGAGGATTACGAATATGAATCCAAAGAGATTTGACGAAGAAGATATACTGAGAGTATTCATGGCTACAGTTTTTATCGCCTTACTTGTAACCATAATGTAGGAGAAAAATATGCAACAAATGTTAATTGGTATAATCCTTGTATTAGGGTTAATGTGTTATTATCTGTATAGTCAGAATGAAACTTTAACTATGAATAATATGAAGTTAGAAAGTGCCGTAGAACAACAACAAGAGGCGATGGACGCCATGAAAGAGTCATTTGAAAAACAAGGCAAGGCATTGCAGAACATGTCTCGAGCAAACGCAGAAATCGAGGCAGAGAAGGCAGAATACCTTGCTATATTTTCAAGACATAATTTAGATTTACTTGCACTCAAGAAACCTGGTCTTATCGAGATTAGATTTAGAAATGCCAGTGATGCAGTAATGGAGGGGTTGGAAAATGATACAGAAGAACTTTATAAGCTTACTGTGCCTGACACTGATAATTAGTGGTTGTTCACTGATACCAGCAAAAAGAATAGACATAGTCTCTAAACCGATAGAGATTGATATCATGCAACCTGATTTGCCACGACCAGTCAATTTGACTGCACCGAAATGGTATGTCGTATCAGAGGCAGTAATTACAAATCCATGTAAGGCAACACTATCATTTGACCCGAAAAGAACGAATGATGATGGTACAGAGAAGTTTAAGAGACCTAAGGCATGTGCAAAAGAGGATACAGAGAATCCTGAATGGCCAAAAGGTTATACATATCTCGATAGATTTTTAGACGAGATGAAAACTCAAAACAATGGCGAAGTATTGTTTGTTGCAACTACTGTTGGTGACTACAAAGTCATGGCAGAAGACATGCAAGAACTCAAACGATACATCAAACAGTTGGGCGGAGTTGTTGTTTATTATAGAAGTGTCACTATTAAGAATCCAGATGGAACAGAAGAAAAGGCTGTTGGCGTTTCTAATACTAAAGATGATTCAAGACGACCAAGTATAGGTATATTCCCAAGAAACAAAGATAAAGATTGACATGTTCATATAATGAACAAGGTGAAATAAATTTATGAAACACATGATTAAGTGGTTGAAAATATGTGCATTATTGTTATCCATAATGTTAGCTCTTCATGCACTAGAAATAATGTATGATATTTGGTATCATACAGCCAATAATATTCGTATTTTAGAGAATCATTAAGACATAAATACATAGTCAGCACACGGAGTGCTGCCCACTATCGCAGTTTGCGTAGTGTTTTATTAGATAGATTATTAATAATAACAAATAAAGGAAGACATGCAAATGAAAAACTTAATAACAATAGGTTTACTCGTCTTAATTGCTGGTTGTTCAACAATCGGCGGCGTCTGGGAAGCAGGTAAAACTGTTGTAACAGGCACTGTTGATGCAGTTGTTACTGGTACTTCCCAAATTGTCTCAGCCGTCACAGAAGATGTGGTTGATGCAGCTGCCTTCATAGGTGATACTACAGCAGGTGTTGTAGCAGATGCTGCCGAATACATCGACAACGAAACTGATGCAATACAGGATGAAGCGACAGAAAACCCAAAAGAGTAAGCTCCTTCCGACATTTCAGAAATCGTAATGAGAGCTCAAATGAGATTCGAATTGCTGAAGAAAATACCCAAGTTGGTAGAAGTAGTTCGAAAATCACATTAGAAGTCGGAAGCAGAGAGGAGTTACTTTCTGCTTCTGAATTCATCAAGGAGTTTTGTGTTGAACCAGTTCAATGTGAACTAAAGATATTATTTAAGGACTGAAACTTGACTATATAATGTAGAGTTGAAAAATACTCGGTGAAGAATAGAGAATGAAACCGGTAAAGATTGAGAACCCAAGCAATACATATGCACCATGCAAAGGCGAATATCATCAGATGTTCCCTACACCCATATTCCAAGGTAAGTTAGACTTAAATCACAAAGAGGTAGCTTGCCATTGTAGAGATGTGGTCTCAAGGTGTGAGAAAGGTAATCCAACAACAGAGTATACAACATACTTCAACGATGACCTAAGAGAAGAAACACACAATCAACCATGGTATAACTCATTCGCCAATTACATGAAGGATTCATATATCGCATTTCTAAGAGAGATGTGGTTATTTCCAACTAAGGGTTTAAACAGACATAACATACATCTGTTTACATGGGTGAATGTCTATAATGAACCACATCAACACGAAGCTCACAATCATGTCAAGTCTAGAATATCAGGCACATACTATGTGTCAACAACAAACTCATCAGAACCGATTAAATTCTTCAACCCTAATATGAGTTCAGTATTTGGACATGGCGCCAATGACGATAAAATGAATTACACTGAACAGTTTGAAGGCGCAGGTACGCCAGGTGGAATGACAGATTTAGAATTTCGACCCCTAAATGGCGACTTTATGCTGTGGCCATCATACCTACTCCATACTGTCCCTATGGCCGAGTCACGAGATAATTACGAAAGAATCAGTATTTCATTCAATTTACAACACTCAGAAGATTTGGGTTTCTATCATCATGGTACTAAATTTGATTATGGGGTATTAGATGGATAAAGTAGTCATATTAGATGAACTTTACAAGATGAGGTCATCATTTGATAATCACACATTTGATGGATTCGCCTTAACGATTGATGACTTCTATGAAAATGCAGAAGACTTATATGAACATATCACGAACAGACAATACCCAATGTGGAAATATAATCCTGAATCTTCAACACGCAATGGCCAAGATTATCTCGACTGTAGGATAGTAGATAAGGTTGGACACCCTACGAGATTATATGAGAATGAAAATCAACGACTGTTAAATCTATGTAGACGATATTATTGGAAAGGAGATTATGATTGGTCACGCCTATATGAGTATAACTGTTTTCAAACTATTACTATAGATGACCCTAAGATGCAACATTACCCACATATCGATAGTGCATTAGATACACCAGACAATTGTGCAACACTCAATATGTTAGTATACATGGATAAAGTAGAAGATGGTGGCACTGCCGTATATGATGGTGAATGGATAACTAACGATGAGAATATGAGTTTACTCTATCCTGTTGAAGACAGATTCACGATAGGACGAATCATGCCACACAAGTTTAACAGATGTGTTATATTTCCAGGTAATCGTATGCACGGTGCCTATATAGCTGACTACAATAAATACAAAGACAAGTGGAGATTTACGCAAGTGACTTTCTACCATCCAGAAGGAAATTAGATTATGACCCCAAAATTCAAGATAGGCAATCCAATCAGTATGGATGATATAGAGATAGAAGAAATAGAAGAAGGAAATCTAGATGATATGGTTCAAGAAGATTTCACACTAGGTGAGACTTCGCCATTTATGAATGACGACCCATATGAGATAGAACCAAACATCTTAATAGTAAAACCTAGAATAATAAATGACCGTGGTTGTGAAACTCTCATTAAGATACACGAGAACGCAGTATTCGATGATGTCACCATAGAGAATGAACACGATATCACTCCTTCTAAGAAAGTTCAAAAATTCAATCTATCATACAAGTATAAGGCAGGCCTTGGTAAAGACCATATGACACTTGCACATGACTCAGCAGAGTTTAAAAAGGCGATAGAGGTTGTGGGTAGTCAAATACCAGACCATAGAGACTTTGATAGAATTACATATATGCAAATCGTTCATTATTCTAAAGACTCACTGTTTCCTTGGCATAGAGATATGGCGAAGAATGATGTAGGCAGAGATTACGGAACATGCATAGTTCAGTTGAATGACAACTTTGCTGGTGGTCACCTTAATGTAGAAGGTTGTATCATACCCAAGCGGGCCGGCACAATGGCGTTCTTTAATAATCCATGTGAAACATGGCATGGCGTTGAACCCATATATGATGGTGAACGATATGTCTTATTAATATGGTTTGGAAGAGAATATGAATCAGAAGATACAGATACTAGAGAAGAAGATGAAGCAAGAACCGGATCACTATGATGGCGAAGAATAAGAACACCCCTATTATAGTAGGTTGGGATGCAAATGGTTCACCAGTTTATGAAAGAGCTGAAGACATTCAAAAGGACAGAGACCGTATTCCTGACTCAGGTGATCCATATGATAACGATGAATATTCTCGTAGTCATGAAGAGGATGACCCTAAAGAAAATAATGAAGATTTATAGATGTATCGTATGTGGCTATCTGTATAACGAATGGGAAGAGGATGTTCTTTTTAAAGACCTTCCTGACGATTGGGAATGTCCCGATTGTGGAGTAGGAAAAGACATGTTTGAGGAATGGCAATGATGGCGAAATGTAGCCAGTGTCAAAAAGAACTGGTACTAGAACAAGTGTTATATCATTCAGAGATATTGAACGACAATCATGTTGAACATGTGTGGTGCAATGCAGAGTGTAGCCACAAATGGCGTATGCATAGGGTGGATAAATGGAAGTAATAGACAATTACTTAGAACAAGAATACTTTGATGAGTTAGTCAATGAGTTCACTAGCCCATATTTCCCATATTTCATTAACCCCAAGAATGAAGGTTACGCTGAAATGCAATTCACACATGCAATATACTATAGAAATACACCTATGAGTGACTCATATGAATTGATTAAACCACTATTAGAACAACTCAATGTCTGTTCTCTAATACGATGTAAGCTCAATCTAACATCACGCACTGATAAAAGAATAGAATATCCTTTCCATGTCGACATAAGCAATGCGCCAAGTAATGCAAAGACAGCGATATTGTATATGAACACGAATAATGGCCATACCAAATTTAACTACGACACTCTTCGTACCGTACAACTTGGAAGAGCAGTTAGTGAAGCAAACAGACTAGTGAAGTTTGATAATGATGTTAAACATGCAGGTTCTAGTAACACATGTGACGAACCATATAGATTAGTCTTAAATATAGACTACTTCGAGATTTTAAAGGAGAAGATATGATGAAAGAGATATGGAATAAAATATTATACACACCAATCAAGATATGGAAGGTATTCGCTTTCTTATTAATCAGTTTGGCATTGTGTATATTCGGACTTGTTAGACTGTCATCATGATGTGGCACAATAAATTTGGTGCGAGAATAGGTAAACCCAAGGAGTATTCATATATGGCAGGCCCGCCTCCTTCTATCATAAATAAAGCTAACAAAGAAACAATTTGGCATTTCACTTGTAAAGAGTGTAGTGGCTATTGGAGTATAGCAGTTATGGATGCATGGCGACCTTACAAATTATATTGCCCACACTGCGGAGATAAAGATGACCACTCAACCAACTGATAAAAAGCCCTTCGATATCAATGATAGGGAACGAAAACAATACGAATGGGTAGACCATGGTGACCACATACTCGCCAGCTATGACTGTTTCGATGAGGGATTAATCGATGCATGTATTGAAGTATTCGATGATATGGAAGAGAGAGGTTTAACACTGTCCAGAAAGGAGAGTCATGATGGTTCACACAAACACCTTCGTGCTGACTCTTCAATATTCTATAGTGCAATGGACTGTATGTTGTCAAAGCCCATGCAAGACATGATGGAGATAATCAATAGTGAAATAATAGACTCATGGTTAAATGAGTATCCAGTGATAAAGACTGGCCTGTATAAAGAACTATACACAAGTAATATGAAGATACAGAAGACACGATTAACAGAAGGGTATCATAACTGGCATAGTGAACACACAAGTAAAATGCAAGACATTAGAACGATACTTGCATTTATGGTATATCTGAATGATGTCGATGAGGGTGGTGAGACTGAATTCTTATATCAATCGAAGAGAATACAGCCTAGACGAAACACATTTATCATATGGCCAGCAGGTTTCACACATACTCATAGAGGTAACCCTCCATTGAGTGGTGAGAAATATGTAATCACTGGTTGGATTAATGTTATCTAGAAAAACCACTCGAACAGATTTTATAAATACATTGGTGTAATAATAATAAGGAGAAATTATGAATTATTTAAACATAGCAAAAGCATGGGTTCAAGCTAGAATCAGCGAAAGAACATCATGGGACGGTGGAGTTATCATAGGGGTTAGTATAATAGCTCTAGTGGCAGGACCGTTAATCAAATACGCAGCTTGGGGTGCATTACTCTACGGTGCATGGACCTTATACAAAGAAGAATCCTAAGAAACAAACAACACTTTATAATGGAGGAAGTGAGATATGCTTTGAATATGATGACATTATGTATGAAAGGCGACCCGAATAGGACGCCTGCTGATGTAATAAGACTTAAGATACAACTAGACAGGCAGAGACTATTAGTACATGAGGGCATGATACTAACTAGATTCTGTGTGCTAACAGATTATGAACCCGAAGACTTC